TTCTGTTCGTCCGGATCACATGGTTTGACATCATCAATAAAATCAATTTTATTGGTAGAATTGCTTTGACTATCGCGAACCGCTTTTTTCCTTTGGTAGTACTCCTTTGCCTTGGTTCGTTTGTATTCTAGAAATGATGGATCAGCATCTTTTCGAATCTTGTAATATTTTTTACGTTGTTCATTAACCTTCTCTCTATTATTGCATCTATATTTTTGTGTTGCCTTTCGTTGCGCATCAGTGTACGATGAGTATTTAACAACAACATCTTTAATGTCAGTGGTTTCCATTCTTTATTATATATATATAATATTATCTCTTTAAGTTGTATCTACACATATTTGATATCTACAGGTACACGGAACCCGTCTATACCACCTTTTGTGTCTTCTGATGTGATACTATCAACAGGTTTGATAACATCTATTTCTTTTCGCAAAGCGGGATCTGCACTACGGAAAAAGTGCTTTAATATGTATTCGTTCTTTTTGAAATCCACAGATTTGTTCAAATCGTCGAACATTTCTAGGAAGCAATTTACATCGGTGTACAAATCGCCGCTTCGGTATTGCGACGCGTTTACGAAGTGACCTAGGGCTAAACAGTAGAAACCACACGCATTGTTCATAAGCGATTGAACATCAACCTCAGTGTATGGTAACCCTTGTTGTTTGGTTGTTGTCTTAGCAACTTTCTTGACATTTTCAGGTGGTGGTTTTCCGTAAGGGTCAAAGTAGATGGATTCACATTTACCATTTGGATATTTGTTACATTGTAAATACACCCAGTGCGTGCCTTCGTTAGGTCGTCCGTCTTCATCTACGCTATCTTCTATGTTGATGATGTAACATTTGTTAAATTCTAGTGGTGATTCTAGTTCGTCCTTGAAACACACGTCAGCTAATGGAACTGACATTTTACGGGCTAAATCTATAATTTGAGTATCGGTTAATGACATTGTTTATATTACACATATATAACATTATATTTTTAAGTCCGTATCGCGACATACTTTCATATATTTGTCCAATAATTCCACATTCCAATAATTCCAAAAAAACAACCCGTTTTACAAACATACTCTAATATTATACTTATGTAGATACTTTTTAAAATATAGCCTTTTTTTTGGAATATTTGGAATATTGGAATATATATTTATTAATTAGTAGGTATAAAGCCCACCGCCGTAAAGTCCGCCACCAAGTCCAGCACCAATTACCATACCGGGACCATCGTTATATTTTTGATATTGAACAGGTAAGAAGTGAGACATCTGAAAATTAGCACTCAATGGTTGTGAGATCAATGCAGGTGGTAGAAAATGAATCATACCAGCACCACGACCAATACTTCCATGTTCACGATGTCCAAGTCTTCCACCTAATCCCATCCCAGATAATCCTTCTTGTGGAATGAGTCCTCTTCTTGCAGTAATTGCATCGCCGCTCATACTGGCAGATGCTTGTGCAGCATCCATTGCATGAACACCAGCTCTACCCATGCGTCCATAATTACTAAGTCCTTTTCCTTGATACTTTCCCGGATGATCCATATAATCACCAGCTAATCCAGATAACTTACTACCAGCTTCAGGTAATACAGGTGCTAGTTCGGGTGCGTATTCGGCTAATGCTTGTGATCCAGCTTTAATACCCATATCAATCCCTTTCTTTGCGATAGGTTTAAGAATGTCACCTACTTTATAGGCTATCTTCTTAACACCAGCTTTCTTTAAAAATCTATCAAATTTCTTACCAAATATACCTTCACCGGCCATCTCTGGTTGTGTTTCTTGTAATTGTGCATGAGTCTCTGGTGATGTTTGTCTGTTTGCTTCAATTTCTTCGGGTGATAGTTTTACTTCTATACCTTTATTTTTAGCAAATGCTTTACTTGCTAAATGGTAGTTTTCTGGATGTACTATAAGGTTAAATCCAGTTCCTTTTTTAATACGGACATTGTGTCCATTCCTAAGCTTTCTAAGTTGCATAGGGCTTGCGTCAATTGGTAAAATATGCATATGTAATTACATGTTAATACTCTTTTAAATATTAACATACATTAATAAAAAATAACGCATGTTAATAATTGATTAAAATACAAAAGTTGAAATTAATATTTTATTTGTTTATTAATATAAAATATTTAGTTCATTATAAATTAAGCTACTTGCTTTTTCTCTCTTTGTTTCCTAGCTCTTTCTCTAGCCTTCTCTTTTTGTTCTTCAGTCTGTTCTTTTTTAGCATAGGCTTCTCTTCTCTTTCTCAAACGTTCTGCTTTATGTTCGTCTGTTTCAGTTGCTCTCATGTTCTTAGACCATTCGGCTTTATAATGCGGATCTTTAGTTTTAGTCATTTCTGATTTAATTTTACATCCTTTTTCTCTTCTGTTTTTCTCTGCCCATTCACATTTATATTCTCTAATGTTATTTAATCGTTCAAGTTGTTCTTCGTCTGATTTATTAATAATAATATCAGCTCTGTTATTTCTATTCTCAACACGAGTAACCCATCGTAAATTAGTTAAATTATTATTTGATCTATTTCTATCAATGTGATCCACTTCAGGTAATTCATTAGGATTATCGATATATTGTAATGCTAATAATCTATGAATTCTACATTTTGATCTAATACCTTCTTTCTTCAAATGAACATAATAATAACTATCTTCAGTTAGTTGATGTGATAAATTTTTACATCTAACACATGAATATATATCACCATTTCTATTAATCTTATATAGGTTTTCATAACCTTTAATAAACTCAAATTCTGTATTATTATTCATTAATATATATAATACATAATTCTTTAAACCAATACGGTATGAATTAATACTTAAAGGGTATTATTTAAACCCTTCTATTAAACTCTCGCGCCAGTAAGTGCATCGATCGACACTTCTACGCCATATTCAATAAAACAATAAAGATCAATATTTTTAGATGATTTGTTTTGACCAAGTACTTGAATTGATTTAGGTACAGACATCTCAACTGGTAACATACGTTCAACATTAACATAGTAATATGAGTAACACATATCAAACGATTGTCTATCAATAAGACCAGATGTAATACCATCAGTAAGACCACCGTTAACGGCATTTTGTCCATAAAGTTGATTGTTAAATTGTTCAAAGTTATATCTTTCAGTATTATAAATAGCATTTTGACCAGATACTTGAACATTGAAATTAGTAAGCCAACACATAGGTGAAGTTGTACCAGTTCCAGCAGGATCATAAGGTGATTGCCATACAGGAGTACCAGCAATAAACCCAGAATTAGCAGAGTAATTAAATCCGTTAATATCAACATCAGCACCAGTGCTAGAATTATAAAATGGAAGAATTAGGATTGATTTAACATTAGCAATTCCATTCGTTAATAAATTGTTAAATACTTGGTTAGCACCAACATTTATAATTTGGTATTGATATACATCTGTATATTTAATTTGTTTAACAGGTGATGATAAATATGCTTGTTCAAATACGGGGTTAAAAGTATATGCAGGAATGTATAGATATACAGATTTAGACATGTTCCCGTCTAACGCGCCACTTGTTACAAGTTGTTGATCTAAACATTTGCTACCTACAGATATATTCATTCTAAATTGTAGAGTAATTGCATTATCGGCAACATCAGCTGTACCTACACCAAGTTTAGTTATACCTAACCCTCCGTTATTAGCGTTAGTAGATGCATACATTAAAGGATTTACACCACCTAATGGATTTGATACAGAACTACAAGTAAAAGATGTCGCATTAAATCCAAAAGCCGGACCAGCACCGGTCCCTCCAATCATTGTAAAACCAGTTGATGTATTATTTAAATTCATTGTCAATTTCATAAATACACCTTTAAGAAGTGGACACATATTAAAAAAACTATGAACATGTTTAAGATATACAGTTGCAATTACAGCAAATTGAATAACACCAGTATTTTGGATGGTGTTAGATACTGGTGGTGTAAATGTTTTATTAAAGATATAAGATTTCCATACATCTTTGGCAGCCTCACCGGCACCAAATAATAATGAACCATATGTACTACCAGCAGCACCAGCACCGGTAACACCATCAGGATTAAAATTAATTAATTGTTGTCTTTTTAAAAATCCTTCATTACACTTTCCAGAATTAAAATTATTAAATGCGTTTTGAACAGGTGTAGAAACAAAAAAATTTGTATTATTACATGTTCCAACGCCGCTATTTAGAGCAGTTGGACCAGCAACAGGTGTAAAAAATTGCCATGATGTAGCATTATCAGGATAAAATCCAATAGTTGCACCTTGTGTGTTAACATCATCAAGCGAAAGAGATGTCATTAATTTGAAGGAATTCCACATGTTAATGTACGGTGTTTGTTGTACGATGGTAGTTCCGTTATAATCAAGTGTAAATGAATGAATGATTTGACCAAACCAATTTTTAAGCCCAAGTGCATAATCACATGAACTTGTACCATCAGCAAGTCCGGGTGTAAAAGCTAATCCTTCAGTTGCACCAGTAGTTTTACCAGTTTTACCTAATGTAATTAAAAATGGAATAGATAAATATGCCTCTCTATATGACATATATTTATTAGAGTTAGATAGTTGTGAAGTATCTATAATTGTTTGATTGTTATTGTAGTTTTGATTTTGATTGTCAAGAATATTAAGCCAATCTTTACGAACGAAGACAGAAGGCGACCCTTCTACTTCTTGAGCTAAATCGAATACGAGTTTATCAGACATAATTATTATATAATATTATATTGTATCTTTATTTTTAAATAGTATTAGATATAAAAATAAATATATGTGTTTATTAAAGTTAGAATCATTGTTTAAAATCATTGTTACTTTAGAAACAATGTCTAAAATGACATTGTTATTTTCTTTTTTCTATTTTTATCTGGTATGATGGAAAGGTTACCGAGTTTTGATGTTAGAGATTTAAGACCTTCACCGCTTGGTTGTGTTACACTTGATCGTTTATACGGATTGATACCAGTAGTTCTGATATAGTCATCCATATCACTATATGATGATCCAGCACCACCACCAGCAGTACGAAGTAATACAGAACCCATGCCAGTGCCGAGACCAGTACCAGCGGTTGAAATTCTAGATAAATGAGGGTTAACCTTTGCATTAGAGAAAGGTAATTTATGAAACTTTACATTATTGTAAACCATTAATTAATATAAATAAATAAATAATATGTTTTTAAACGTTATAGATCAGCTTTTAATTTCTCCTTCGTATTTATATTTCTATATTTTAAAATGTTCTTTAATATGACGTCTATACATGCGATCTTTTGATTAATAATTCTTTCTTTTACACATTCTTTATCATTCTTCAAATCATTCATTAATGTATTGCGTACTGAATTCATATCATCATACATTCTATTTAAATAATTACTATCTTCTAAGTTGTTCATTTAATTATATATATCGTTTATTGTTTAAATAATTAACAAGTTAATTTCTAAAGTAATATTCCAGTATTCCAATTATTCCAAAAATATTAATGATTTTAAAAACTATATACATAAATACAATATTAGAAAAGGTTTGTAAAAACTATAATAATATTGGAATTTGGAATTAGGTTTATTTACCGGCCAAGAAACCCTCGTCACGGTCCCTAATTGTTAGAAGGATAGTCATATTGGGATCAGCAATTGGTAAAGGTTGTAGGTTATTACCTAAGAAGGTCAATCGTAATTCATTATATGTACCGTCAATCATTCTGTTCCACATGAAATTAGGAGGGGTTTGATAGATCTGTTCGCCTACCGCAACCGCCGGATTTAAACTATATATAATACTAGATGGTTGTGTATAAGGGTTATTGATGTTAGATAAAGATAGTAATACTGTATTATTTGGTTGTACTTGCGGTGCTACATTAGATATATAACTTAGTGTTCCAGCAGCAGTTTTAGAAGCATAATTTGTATTTGCAGCTGGTGACGGTGGTACATATGCATTATTAAGATTTGCGTTAGATACAAAGCCAGCAGGAAATCCAACAATTATGTTAAATGATGCAGGAAATGTAATTACTGGATTCTGAGGGATGGTAGGCCATCCAGGAAAGTTACCGGGAACGGATGCACCAACTGGTAAAGCAGAAGGAACAAGATATGTATTTAGTTGAATAGCATATCTAGTAGGATTAACAAGGATTTCAAAAGGGTAAACATTAGAACCAGTTGATGTTATCCAATATGTACCGTTTTGTATCATTGTAAATTGAAAGAAATTATTTAATTCAGCTATTTCATATAAGCCATCTGGTATGATTACACTATATGTAGTTGTAACACCTAATGCGGTCCATGTATATGTAATTCTATTATTATTAAAACCAGTAGTGATGTTAAACCAACTATAAAACATAGATATACTTGATACCGCTACATATTTATCTTTGAGTACTACTGAATTAGGAAACTTATAAACAAGTTTATTGTTTTGTCCATCGTTGACGAGGTTAGATTGATTAAATACTAATACAAACATTTTTATTATAAATATAAATAATAATAATGTTTTATAATTC